CAAAAGAGACCCGGAGGATTACTTTACTCCAGTAGATAATTCTTTAATCTTAGAGTCTATAGTCAGTATAGCCTGATTATAGATTTGCTCTATATTGTTATCTTTGGCTAGTGGCAAGTTTAAAAAAGGAGTCTTCTCTACTTTAAGAATAAAAGGATGGCTAGAGTATTCTTTGCCTGTAGGTTTATTTAAAGTGATGCGATATCGTTTTATATAAATCTCACCAGTAAGGAAGGTATCTTTAATTTTTTCATCCAATTCTACAAAAGTAGAACCCTGTTCTCGCTTAACGTTTAATACTGAGAAGAATTTTAAAACCTTTTTGTCGTGCTTACCTAGGATTAGGCTTACTTTCGCTCCCTTGCCAGAGCCGCCATCTAGGTCTGCTTGCTCGAAATTCTGAGTGAATTTTCCATTATTTATTAAATGGAGTTCAGTAATACCTCCGTTACTATCAACAGATTTGACTTGGAGAATAGATCTTTCATTTCTATCGTTGCTAGAATCGAAATAAGCATTTTTATTAATGTTAACATATTCATTTACTTTATATCCAGACCCAGCTTCGGTAATCTCATTAATTAATACAGTATAATAAGTAACAAAATAACAATCAATAGTATCTCCATCCAGAACTAAATCTTTAATGTCGCTATCGATTTTAATTGTAGAATTCGACTCTACTGTAAAGACTTTATTGTAATTAATAACATTTGTGCGGACGACAGAGAACTTCTCTAGGTTCCCCATTATTTCAATCTCTTGACCGGGATTTATTGTTGACCAATTCGCTAAATTATTAGAATAAATAAACTCATCACCAAAACAAAATAATACATCTGTCATACTTACATTATATTCGAAACCACTGCTTTTAGAATAGGATGTTTAGTATTTTCTCCTTCGTATCCGCTGATTTTAATCTCTGGATCTGAAATGTAACCACTACCTAGCTTTTCCATCCTTACTGAAAGAAGCTCTCCTTTTGATCCTCTAATAGCATGAGCAGAAGCGATTAGTCCATAATTAAACTCATTTTCTTCAGGTTGAGCTATAGAGACAGAAGGAACAGGTTCTGAGCATCCGTAACCGGAGTCAATAATTTCTATGTCTACTATATTATAAAACGCATTAAACTTGTGGATCTTTTCGCAGTCATGAACGTGATGCATTTCTGTCCTGCAAGAGAGTTCTCTTAAAAAGTTTTTGTTCCTTTTGATAATCTCTGTTTGTTTATTGTTAGGAGTCTCCAATGATATAATAAAATCAATATCAAGCTTTTGAAGCAAAGCGTTTCTTTTAGAAGTGATTTCTTTTACTCTTTTATTAATAAGCTCTTCTTTCTTCCATATCGAATTGCCATCAGGTAAAAATTTTCTATATTCTAGTACGCTTTGGTCAATATGTTTTTCTAATGGTACAATATAATCAACTACTTCGTAGTCTACTCCTACAAGATGAAGCCTATCTAGGTTATCCATTAAATTAAGAGAAGACTGCAAGTATTTGTAGCTGCCATTTATAAAATATACTATGTAGTGTTTCATTTTAGTAAGTTATTACTATTGATAGTTCTAAGGCTTGAATGTGGAAATTATATTTAGGAAATAGATTTTTGAAATTTAAATGTGCAAAAGCTAAATTCTTTGGGCTCTTAAACTTCCAGAAGTATGGATTAGTTATTGATGTGGTCGCAGCGTAACTGCCAATATAAGTATAATAATTTGCATAAGGTACGTTTTTTAAGGTGATCTTAATAATATTATCATCTCCGGGGATTATTTGAGTCTTATCTACTTCGCTGGCGACAAAGTCTTCTCCTGCGAAGCAATACACTTTTATAGCTTTAGTCTTATTGACATTTCCAATTGCAAAAGAAACAGATAAAGACTCGTTTTCTAAAACGGGGACTCCAGCATAAAACGAAGTGGCTATGCCATTACTCAATGAATCAGTAGTTGCTTTATTTAAAGTATAAATAGTAAAGTCTTTTGGTTGTGGATTTATGAATATCTCAACAGATTTAGTACTAACTCCAAGTTCAGAAAAATTATTTTCAGGAGTTACGTTTACAGCGTTAAAAGATGAGTTAAGTAGTCCATCATTTAATACATTGTTGAATACTGCTTTTGCATTAGCTTCTGTGTTCGAAGTTGCGGCATTTATAGGGATCAAATAAGTGTTTATATTGTCAGGGATCAGGCTCTTTATATTACCAGTAAATGTTGAGTTGTTCAGTCTAGTAATAGATATATCAAAGAATTCTTCGCCTCCTTCGCCAAAAGAACTATTGCTGATTTTTACTTTAGAACTGAACACATTAGAAGTCACTAATTCTGATTCTACTCCTTTTAATAATTTTACAGGAGCAGCAGCGTCAGCAACTAAAGCTCTTGTGAAAATCTTATTTCCATTTAAAACATAAGCTCTCTTGCCTGTGGGTATTTTTGGAGATATAGAGACATTAGGTATATTATCTCTATTTTGCAAAGAGAGTTTATAATAAGCCATAGTGCCATCTGGATCTGAAGATAATACTCTATTATCTTTAGCTCCTGCTAATAGGTTTGCGTTTGTAGTAGGCTTATAAATTACGCTCTTTCTAGAAATTGCATAAGCTGGAAAGGAGAGCGTATTAACGCTAGTATCAAATGTGCTTTCAGTTAATATTGTTTTGTTAATTGTAAAATGAATATACCTTGTGTCCGCATCTTTCAGTACTGATTCTAATGAGAAAGATATTGGAGTTGATACCTCTTGTTTTATAATAATTGGATCACTAATTTGAGCATACTTTTTGCCTTGAATGCTCTCTTTATCAATAAAACTAGAATAGTAATCTAAAATATTTCTTACTGCTCCTGCATTTGAATTAAACTGCCAAGCGAACATCAGGGAATCTACGGCGATTAGATAAGCATTATATGACGTAGAATCAAAGCCTTTGCCAGTGTCATCGCTTAAGTCGTTAAAATTAAAAATCGCTTGGTCATTTGGTATAGTTACAAAATGAGAGTCAATTATTTCTTTTCCAGTCGCGTCATTAATTGAGAGAGGTGTGCCGTCAGAATTGTGATTTATTGAATTGACTCCAAACTTGAAAGTGCTATCGCTAGGTATTAATAATAAATAAAAGGCATTAATAAAAGAACTCGCAGAATTTTGTTGAATAGTAAATCTTAATCTATTTGATCCTTGACTTGTGACAATCGAATAGGTCGCTCTTGTATCATTTAAAATTGCATTTAGAGAAGCTTTTAAGTTAAGGTCTTGATTATCATAAGTTACCAACAAAAATCCATCTGCATTTTTGAAGTCATTTGAAGTAGACTTCATGCCAGAATCCGTAAATGTTCTCTTGTCTATAGCTAAAGAAAAGTCTCTATATCTGCCTAAAACATTTGAAGTTTTATAATTATATATATTATCGTCGGTACTATCTTCGTCAAATGTCAAATACTCTTCCCAGCTTGCGGAGGAGTTAAGGTATTTATCATAGATAGTGCTAAAGGCTCCTTTTGTATCTACTTTTTCAGGTATAATTACTATCCTATAAGGGTAATCAAGATTATTAAACTTGTTTGGATTCTTTATAAATTGCAAGGGTATATTAAACGATAAAGACTCTGAGGGTTTAATTGATTGAACTTGTGATGGTATTGAAGATTGAAAATACTCTGATTTTGTTAAAGTGATTGGAGATCCAAAGCTATAGACTTTATTATTTACAGTAATAGAAGAGCTTGTATTTACATCGTCATAAGTAATTGCAACAATTGGAGAAACAAATATTTCACTTGAATTATCAGAACTTGAAGCCTCAACATAAGACAATGGAGAACTGTTATTAATATTCGTGCCGTAAATCCTTATAGAGCCTTTTATTTTTTCTTTGTCTAGCGCCGTTCTTACATAGGATTCATAAATGTCAATTGGAACAAACGTAAAGTCACTAGAGCTATTTGGATTAAAATCAGATCCATAGAATGCTTTATTGAATATTTTAAACCCTATTGTAGTGTCTTTTATGGAAGAGTCATAGAAGATTTCGACACTAACTTTGCTCTGATCTATTACGCCGTTAGACTCTGTAACTCCAAGGGTAAATAAGGCTCTTGAAGGAGCAGAAGCTTCTGGTGCTGGTGCTTTTGCTGGAGTAATATTAAGTCCAGATTCTATTTGAGCATATTTTAAGTGATACATTTGGGAACCCATGACGGTGTAGCTACTTCCCTCTGTAGATTCTTGAATTCTAAATACTCTGTAAAAATCATAATCACTATCTGTAGAACCATTTAAATTCCCTGAATTTTCCAAAGCCCAAGTTATTGATTTTGGAGACATTCCAGATGCTCCAGTAAAATAAGATAATCCAGTTACATTTAGTCCAGAAGCCATTACTGGCGCTAATCCGGTAATTCTTATAGAGTCATAATATTGACCAGTGATTAAATTGCCGCTATTAATTATAAAAGAATTAGTTAGTGGTTTTCTGTATTCGTTATAGTCATTATTACTTGTTACCGCTCCTTGAAAACTGGGGTCGAGATTATACTTAGGAGATAGTATTGTCAATTTATAATTTCGGTTTCCTGAGAAATTGAAATCAAGTTTCCTATCTAATGCTAATATACCAGTGGTCGCATTAACACCTCCAGAGATATTAATATTATTTAATCTTCCTCCTACTGTCTTGTATTTTCTATTGTAATCATGAACTTTAATTACATCTCCGGGTTTTAGATATACGCACTCTGGACCAGATTCAAAAGATACAGTCTCTGTTTCATTATACTCTGAAGCTAACAACCATCTGCCAAGTCTTTGAGCTTGACCTCTGCTTGTGCATCCGAAGGCTGTTAATTCGGTTTCTTTAAATCCGAATTTTCTAACCGCTTCGATATTTTCAACGTATTCTACTGCTGGTTTATAGAAGTTATTTTTATCAATATAACGAACATATACAGCAGAGTTTCTGTCTTTTAGCGAAGTAGATTCGTAATTGAAGTTTCCGTCAACGACATTAGAGTTGGTAAAAGAGTAAATAGGAGTCTCTTCTGGCATATCATTTATGGCGTAAATGAATCCATTTGAGTAATAAAACATCCCTCTAAATACTGACGCCATATCAGACAATACTTTAAGGGCATCATCTTGACTTTGTATATAAAGGTCGCAAGTAAATCTTGGCTCTACTCCTCCAAATCCATCTGAAACAAGTTCGTCGCAATACTTAGCTATTTGATAAAGAGACCATTTATCTACATCATTTTCTGTGACATAATTACCTACTCCATATCTTTTATTTGTTAAGAGATCGTAGAAGCACCAAGCTGGATTATCGGTCCACTCTTTATTAGTTTTAAATTCTCCATCCCAATAATCATTTGAGGTAGAATAAGGCAAAACTCCCGCTGCATCGTAAACAACAGTTTTTCTAGAAAGACCTTCTGAAAAAAGATTTCTTGCAAAAGCTTGAGCTAAAGAAAGTCTGTCGAAATCAATTTGATTTACTCTGATCGAATCAGCGAATCCTTGTATCTTGCCGCCAAATTCAACAGATTTATCTGTAAATATTTCTATTTGATTATTGTTTGCTATAAAGTAAGATGGTATAAATGGGCCAGTTTTTGTATTCGCTGCATCATATATTTGCCCAGCAGCGAGAGGGATAAGGACTTTGACCTGTTCTTGAGAAGAATCAAGAGTTATTGAAGTAGAAGACCCATCGAATGTTTTATGTGCGTCTAATTTGTTATAAGCATCTAAAGCTGCTTGAGAAATGGCGCTTATTTGTACTCTTTGATTTATTTCGTTTTGAAAAGTAGTGTCTGAATTTGGCCTCAATAAAGCTCCCACGCAAAGAGTTTGATAACTAGAGTAATTAGCAATATTTATATTACATTGAATTTGCTTCTCAAGATTTACTAGAACATCTATTTCTGCATTTAGTATGTCAGGAAAATATTCTTTAGTCAATCTTCTTTCAACAACAGGAGAATAAGGAGAAGATCTACCTCCAAGTTGAGCCATTGAAGAGAAGAAACCGCAGTATATATACTTATAGCAAGTTTCTGGCAAATTACTTATTTCACTACTATAGGAAGTGTCTTCTTTAAAGCTTACTGCTTTTACTAAATAAAAATCTTTTAGTTCTTGCGCTAATGCTTTTTCGTTTTCATTAGTTGTTACCCTTGTAACTGCTATATCGCCATTAGTCCAATTTTTATCGGATATATTTATGTTAGTTACTTTAGCAGCGTTTGCGTTATACGATATACTTGGTTTGACTACTTTTGGTAATACATAAAAACTAATTCTTGTAAAAGCGTCTTTGAGTCTGGTTGTTGAATACCTTGTCGAATCTAATGCTTTTGTTATGGTATATTTTTTACCATCATTTGAAGAAATAATTGTGAGTATTAAACTCACATTTTGTCCAGCTATGGTCATAGAAAGATTAAATTGATTATCTCTATGAATTAAAGTATAGTTGCCGTTTGAGGTGCTTGCGCTTAGTTTGATAAAAAAGTCGCAATAGAAACTGCAAAATCCTTGATCTTTTAAAGAAAAGCTGGATGGAGCAGTGGAGTTTTTCCAATATCTTTGAGGTATTAAATCGAATTGATAATAATTAGATGGAGCTAAGTTGCCTCCTGCATAACTGTAGGCTTTTGTTGCTTGACCATTAGCGCAAAGAGTTTTTAATGGCATTTTTAAATAAGTGCTTGCGCCCACATTAAGGACATTAGTATTATAAGACCCAGTTGTAGTTGTCGTGCTTACGCTATTTCTAGTTACGTTCCATTTATTGTTTAACCAGTTCCTTATCTTTATACCGTCTGATTTCGACAGAGCTTTACTGTAAACTAATATTTCAAATACGGTGCATCTGCTAGTGGCTCCTGCTGAATTGATGGCTAATCCTTTTGGGGCGGCTACTGCAAAAACTGGTTTTGCGTAATGATTAGTGTTTTGCCAAAAAATATTTATATCTTTTAGATTGTTTACGCTCGCTCCTACTATATAAGTATTTGTGTCGTTAGAAGTGTCCCAGTAATTAGATCGATTGAATTGATAATAATTAATTGGCATTACGCCATAAACTTGGGCTCCTATAACAAATGTGCTATTGAATTTAGCATCGAAACCTAAAACAAAAGAAGAAGGTGTGGTAGATGATGAAATTATCTTGTTTCTTTCTGCGCTTGTTGCGCTATCATGCCATTTGCATACTGTAAAAATAGTATAATTATTACTAGCGTCAGAAAACGAGGCTTCTTCAGTTTGATAAACAAATCTTGCTTTTTGACTTGTCGTAAACGAAACTCCATAATTTCCATTGGGGCTTTGCTCTGAGTGGCTTGATCCATATTTTGGTCTAGCGGTAGTTCCAGCAGGGGCTGCGTAAGTTCCATTTCCTAAGACACATTTTATGGTTCCAGCTACGGTATTGGGCCAACTAGTTACCTCTCCTCCTGCCGAAGTAGTTAAGGAAGGATTGCTCGCATCAAATTGAGCAATTAACCCATCTGTAATTGGAGGATTAACATTGTCAGAATTTGCATAAGAATTATTCTCTCCAATAAAGAAATCTGTTGTTATTACTTTGTCCGTTTTCTTAAATGAATTGGTTTCTGTAATTGAAAGAGGAGTAGTATTGCCGTAAGTCTTGGTTATCGGATCATAATTAGCAGGGACTTTAACCTTCAACAGTTTAACATCATATGACCTTTCTGGTATTTTTGAAAAGTATGCAGCATTAAATTTAGAAGTTACGATTGCAGAATTAGTATATCTGAATGAAGAAGAATAAATTTCAGTAATGCTCTCTAAGTTTACGAAAGAAACTCTTGAAGAATAAGTATCTTCTGGAGTAATTTTTAATACTGAAATATCCCAGCCCAACCAATTTTCGTTGTCATTTAACGAAAGGAATTTAGAAGAAGCATCAAAAATAACTTGTTTAGAGTAACCTTGGGTAACTTTTCCTTTTGATTGTATTTCGAATACTTGAGGAAATGAGTCTACGCTAACTACTAGATCTTTTGCATCATTGACTACTTTAACTTTATCTGAAGTCAAAGGAATAGTCGCAGAGTTTCCATTGTAGCCTTCTTTATAAATTGGAGAAATTCTAACTCTGATTTTAAAATTATGGCGTATTACAGAGCCTACTCCTGCATCTAACGTCTTTCCATCGGTTAATTCGACTTCTCTAGTTGAGGGGTCTAATGTAAAATTACCATTGGTTTTATTTGCCGCTGTAACGCCTTCTATTTTAAATCCTTTTTCTTGTACAGCTTCTAGATCTTGATATTTTAAAGCAATATAAAGAGAAGAAACTCTAAAAACAAGAGACATCTTTTTGCATTCTCTATTAAGAATGCGATAACTCCTTTGATAATCAAGGACATCATCTTCAGTGGTAGCTAATTGATTTGGTCCTCTTAGCCTTTCTCCTATTGAGCGGATGTAAGAGACATTATCAAACTCTCCTCCTGATGAAGTACCTACTGGAGTTCCATTTGTTACTTGGATATCTATTTGTTGGAAGTTGTATTTGTCTTGACTATCTAAAAGAGGTGTTTGATTCCATTGTACCGATCTTAAATATTTTGATTCGCCGTCGCTTCCTATTACTGATGGATATTCATTATAAGTAACTTTTTTAAAACCTAGATCTCCAACTTGACCTGAAAAAAGATACTGCCCTTCAAGCAAGCCCCCAATTGGCCCTTCTGATAAAAGGTCTTTTACTTTGGCGAATTGATATACATTATAAGCAAGCCCATCGTAGACGAACCCCTCAACATCTTCGTATGCAGAAGTTGGTGATGGGGATTGGCTTGATGCGCCACCGCCACCACCAAAACCTTTTATGTATTTAAAATCTTCAAAATTATTCATTTTATATCTTATTGATTTGATCTTTTATGTCTGTTGCTGTCGATTTAGTACCAAGTTCAACATTATTAATAGACACTTCAACTGTTTGAGATCCAATTTTCATCTTACCATAACCAATTGGCACAGGGCCACCTTCTCCAAGAATGTTAGAAGGTCCGTCAAATAAATAGTTCGGCTTACTGCCGTCTTCTTGAATTTTTCTAAAGTCATCAAATTTTGGAGGCGACATCATTAATAAAGTAATACCAGTTACCGCTAATCCGATACCTGCGCCGATTAGTGCGCCAGATAAAACAGTTGCACCTGTTCCTCCTGCGGCCCCTGCCATGCCAAGAAAGGTGACTCCACCTGCTGCTCCTATACCCGTGGCAATCAATATAATTCCAAGAACTAAAGCTAATACTCCTTTTGTGGTGCCGTTGCCGCCTCCGCCGCCAGCGCCTTTAATGATAGGCACAATATCTAAAGTCTCTAATTTCTCATTTATCATTACTAATTCAGAATTAAGAATAGATTCTGGTCTTTCTAGAGAAATCTTTTCTGGATTCATTATTTCTCTTTTATTGACGATCACCTTGTACTCTACGCTTTTTTCTGCCGCTCCAATTAAATATTTCAACAACTTTCCCTTCGACAAAACCTGAATTGCTCGCAGTGCTTCTTTTATGGAATTTACTTTTATTTTCCAGTTCTCTCTTCCTATTTGCTCCGCTATTTCTCCGTGTAAGGTGATATTAGTCATAAAGGTTATGTCTCATTATATAAATTACCCATTTTTTGTGTTGGTTAGAAAGCTTTTCGGTAAGAGAAGTCTTATTTCCGGGATGATGCAAAATCATATCTCCTCCAAGGTGAACGGCGCAATGGATTGGGAAATCGAATCTTTTGGTTCTCATTATCAAGACATCATTCTTTTTAAAATTAGAAACTTCTCTAAATCCGTTGTATTCAAAGTATCTCTTTAAATAGTTATCTTTATCTTTCAAAGCGGCTTCTTCGTCTAGAAGTCTTTTGCTTGCTGTCTCATTATACTCTTCTTCAGAAACATTATTTTTAAGGACTTCTAATTCTGGGCAGAGATGAAGATTCAAATCATGTGCATAATAGTCTTTGACTAGCCACAAACAATCTGCAAATCCCAAAAGGAAAGGCCTTCCTGTATACTGAATTTTATAACTGTTTGGATTATAGATATAGAAAGATCCGCTTTGTTTATTATAAACAACGCATGGCAATCCTAATCTTTCGGACACAATTATATCTGCATCTGAAATGCTGTCAAAATCAATATGAGAATGATAATAGGCAGCGACATTAGACTGGTTATCAAAATTCATCATAAATTCCGTAGCTGAATTGATAAGATTTTCTGTCTTTTGTATTTCTAATCCAGACTCTGAATGTACAACAAGTCCACATACTTCATTATTAGAAGTATTGGCGTGTTCAATAATTTTGTTTTTGATTTCTTCTGTTAACATATTTGATTACTCCTTACGAAGCAGTAGATTCTTCTTTTCTCTGCGTCTGTGAGCTTTTCAATGATTGATTTTTTATTTCTTGGTTGGTGTAAAATATAGTTTTGCCCGAGATAAATACCAAAGTGGGAAGGGTAATTTTCTAGGTATTTGAATGCAATGATGTCGTGTTTTTTGGCATTTTCTATTCCTTCGATCTTAATGAAATTTTCTTTTTCAAAGAATTTATCAAAATTTTGCGAGTCGCAAAACTCTGCTAATTTATTTTTTACAAACTCTGGATAGTCCTTATCCCAATCTGCTGTTCTTTCATAATGGAAAATTTTAATGCCGAATTCTTCATTGTAATAGTTTTCTACTATTGATAAACAGTCAGATACCCCAATCACAAAGTCTTTATCAACGTATTTATTATAGTAATTTTCTGGAGAATACTCTTCAAAAGAATCCCTTTTCAGTATATAAACTATGTTTTTTAGGTTAAGCTTGTGGCTTATCTGTTTGTCTAGCTCTGAGAAAGAGTTGTCTTGTATACAATGAGAATGATAAATCCCAACAATTTTGCCATTCATTGCTGCCTTTAAGTAGTCTAGCTGGCATACAACAAATTCATTTTCCTTATCCTGAGCTATATTTTTACAAGGAAAAGATTCTAGTATATTTTTTTTATTTAGGAGCAAAAGACCGCAACATTCTTCAGGATTTTCCTTTAATGCGTGTCCTTTTATTTTTGCTTTTATCTCATCCGCAATCATTACAACGCTCCTCTATTATAATTAGACACTCCATAGAAACCGCCGAAAGGCAAAGGGTTTTCTCCAAATCTTATTTTGCAACCTTTTACGCTTTTAGAGCATTGGTCAGCTATCCAATACTGTCCATTTGGAGGAGGCGTATCCATAGGGACGTTTGTTTTGGCTACGAAGTAAAAATTAATATTTTTCTTATTAATAAAAACTACATCTCCTTTGTTGTAAGTCGTTGACAATTTCCAAGATTCTATCTTGTTAGTCCCTACGGTTGTGCCAGAAAAAATTGGCATTTTTGAAATTATCTGATCGTCTTCTGTGGCGCAAAGAGGGGCTTTCGCTCCAGTAGAATCGCTTTTATTTGGTATTGGAGTTATAGTGCCATGAGTGTCTTCGCTTAGTTTTCCTTCGTATTCATAAAGACAGCCTTCTCCTCTATACTGCCAAGGGCAAATATAACTTAAAACTCTTCTCTTAGGCAGTTTCGCTCTGTCTAAATCTATAGCGCTTGACAATTCAAACTGAATACTGTTTTTATTTTCAGAAGATTTCCTATCAAAATAATAAATATCTCTGGGAAATTCACAATTAGGATCAGGATCAAACCCTTCTGGTATAATCAATTTATCAGGAGACAGAGTAGATACTCCATCAGCTTGATAAAAATTATTCCTGTCAAGGAACTTGGCAAATGTTCTAATTCTTGTAAATTTCGCGCCAATCAAGTCGCCAAAATTAATAGTTCCTCTAAATAAAGAAAACACATCAAGCATGTCATCAGAAAAACTTATTTGAACTTTGGGTTTTGGAAATACGCCTCTTGAAGCTAATTCAAACCCTTCTGTGGCAAGCGGAGCCGGTAAATAAGCATTTCCCTTCCAATAGATGATATTCCTTCCAAGTTTTAGATTGTTATGAAGACGTATTACTTTATAATTAAAAACTCCATCATCCCCTCCCGGTAATACTATTTGAAAATTCTTAAGATTAACGACGAATTGGGGATCTGTGTCAAAACCAATTTCAGTTAAATCAACTTCAAATAAAGAAATAATAGAAGAAGGCTCAAGAGAGAAAAATTCCTTATTTACTTTTAAAGATGCGTTTTTAATTTCTTGTTGAGTAGCCATAATCTTATGCTGGTACTTCTTCGAAGGTTGCTTTTATAGAAAAATTATTAAAGAATGGATTAGATGATCCCCATCTTCTGCATACAAATAGTTTAGCGTCTGTAGAAGCTACAGAATAAGGGGCGGATGGGTAATAGATAAAAGCAGACTTAGCAGATCTTGCGCTTAAAAAGTGCAAAATTGCTGTACATTCGTCTAGAGTTAGACCGTCAAAGTTTAAATCAAAATTAAGAAGATTAAAATTAATTTGATCGCTTACTCTCTTTTCGTAGCCATCTCCGTATTTAACTACGCTTACTTTTGGTTCAAAACTAGCTTGAGTTTGATAAGAAGGCTTCCAAATAAACAATGGATAGTCTTTTTTGACAACAGGATGTTGAAAGAAGCCTCCCCAATAAGCATCTGAATTAGAAATAACACTAGAGTAAACTGGTGCATTATTCGCAGGTACAGCGGCTTTAGCGTAATAATACCGATTATCTGTGTATACGATAATATCATGCTTATTGTATGCGACAGAATTGCTCCATGAACTAATATTAAAAATTGAACTAGACATACCTTTTACCTTTTACCAACTTATTATTACACTTTTTTGTGTAAATAATAAAATAAGATGGCATTCTCAAGAATAAATAAGAAAAATTTAGATTTCTACTTGAATCAGAAACAGATTCATGGGGTTCAGGATATTCAATGCTCTTACAAAATACCAGTTGACCATAACAAGTTCATTGGTATGAGCAGCAGTACCCATACGCCTCAAGGAGCCAGAATAGGAAGTCTATCTGTAAACAGTTTATTAACAACAAGTAATGACTTTCTTGCACTAACTGGTGATGTCGCTAACTATGGGTTCATAACTAAAAAAGCAAATCCTAGTTCCAATATATTATTTGGGTTCCAAGGGTGTTATTTAAATTCTT